GGGTCCAAGACAATTCCTATTGCCCTTGCTGCGGCCTGACCGATGTTTCCTGCTGCCCGGCCAATTGGCTGCCCAAGGGCTTTTGCTTCAAGTTGTCCTGTTCGTTTGTTTATTTTTGCTGCACGCGCAATTATTTTTGGTTTACCCGCCTGAGATGCGTAAAACTCATTTGCTCTTTTGACTAGATTTTCTGGCTCAACTGCTTTTGGTACATCTAGCCACCCAACATTCGCGACATCACCCATTTGCCCATCAAGATTGAAACGCGGTTTTGTTTCAAAGTATTGATTCGGCTTCCTTGTTGCTTTTGGGTCAAAACAATAAGTCCCCAGTCGACGAAAATTAAGTTCCTTCTGACGCTTTGCCTTATTATCTGCTGCCGGGTTTCTCGCTCCGCCGGTTCTCTTTGAGCCGCCCATTGCCGCCTTCACTGCATAGTCAGCGGAAAATGGATAAAGACTTAATAGTTGGCGAACTTCAGCAAAGTCCTCAATGCGTTCACGAATTGATTTTTCTATTACTGGAGAAAATCTGCCACTCGTGATAGTTCGGGATACAACTAGCCTATGTTCCTGCATGGCAGGCACCTTTTTCTAGTAGTCGGTCACGACTCTGGTGTTTTATTTTGTTCTTCAACCTCTGTGCTGAGCAGTTCGAACTCCAGCAACTGAGACATAAAGTTGTCATCAAGGGTTGTTGACTCAGCGTCATCGGCTGACTTATTCCCAGCAATCCAATTTGCCGGAATCATTGCCTCAGCACCAAGTGCCTTTGCGCGCTTCATGATGTGACGCTTTGCTGCCGACTTATCCTTTGCTCGGCCAAATGCCTGAATCGCGTTTCCAAGGTCTTCCTTGTTTCCGATTGGGAATGAGCCATCTGGGAGTGCTGTTCCCTCCTCGGCCATTCTTTCTCTCTGCTCTGGCGTAAATGCGCGCTTGAGGGCAATTTCTGCAGCCTCGGCTTCAATCGCCTGTGCATCTTCCTCTTCGTACTTGTCGTAGCCAAGAACTTCGCCGTCAAGCGAAACAAAGACGTCATACGACTTGCCGTCGATGCCGTCAATTTCAACCGCGTATGCGTCGTATCCCTCGAAGACATCTGGCTCCACTGCCACAACATGGCCCTGGATTGACTTGGTTGCAATGTCTGCAGCATCGTTAAAGTCAATGAGCATCATTTCATCAACAAGTGATTTCTGTTCAAAAGCATTGTTATCAAGTTTGTGCCAACCGAGAACTTCTGCCGAAGTGCCGTCAATGAAGACTTCCACCGGTCGACCATCCTTGGCCTCGACATCAACAACGAACATGTCTGCCTCCGCCGAATAGCCAGAGTCAAGAACCTTTCCGTCAAACATGTCTTCTGCAAGTCCTTCTACATGAAGCAGTCCTGGCATTCCCTTTTCTGCCATGCATCCGCCAACACAGTCATCACATACTGGCTGTCCACCTGGGTAAACCTTGCGGTCAATTGCGCAAAGATAGCCTCTTGCGCCAACATCGGCGCTCTTGTAGCCCATGGTGCGAAGGCGTCTTGACTTCATTTGCTCCATTTCGGAGTCAGCCTCTTCGTCTTCTTCGTCTTCCTCTTCCTCGTCCGCCTCCATGTCAACGTCTTCCTCGTCCGAGTCTTCCTCTTCGGAGTCGCCTGCCTCCATGTCAACGTCTTCCTCGTCTTCCTCTTCGTCGTCCATGTCATCTGGAGCAGCCTTCATTTTCATGGGCTTCTTCTTTTTGCTCCAGCCCTTTTCGGTTTCCTCCTCTGCATCAACCATTTCTTCCTGGTCGTCCATTTCCTCTTCATCCGACATGGGCATCGCCTTCATTTGAAGCGGAATAGCGCCACACTTTGCGCACACCTTTGCGCCTGGTGTGTATCCACAGGAGCCAGCATCGGCGCCCTTTGCACACTTCAACACCGAACCATCGGTATCCAACTTGACAACTGCGTTCTTGTCGTATTCCATTGTTTCGGCTCCTTGTTATCGACGTGACGACATTAGCATGCGCCGTGTCGACTCGCTGTGTAAAGATTCGTTTTCACAAATTATACTTCACCCAAATTATTTCTGTCGTGAATTATTGCAATTCTGGTAGTTGAACATCAATCATCTGCTGGTTTTGATGTTTTATCAACAAACGTTGACATTGCGGAAGATGCAACTGCCTCAAGTAGTTCTGCAAATATTTCTCCTCTACTTCCAACGCTGCCGTCCCTTCCGGCAGTTTTTTGTCTGTCGATTACCGACATGACCGCATCAAGGATTTTGTCGGCTTCGTCGGCAGTAATTTTTATTGAACCGACATTTGTTCTCTTGGAATTTGGCCTAAACGAGCCTGCTTCATATTTCGATATTTTTTGTTGAAGTATTGTCAAGCCTTGCTTAATTGCTTCTGAGTCAGCACTTCGTATTTCTTTTGGAAGAGATTCATCAACTCTCTTCCACCAAGTTGATTCTTTGGTTATTTCTGTTCTTGGACTCTTTGAGGACGACGCAAGCCCGGAACGGCCTTCGCGTTTTCTTTGGTTTGCTGATTGGAACGAACGCGCTTTTCTTGTAGATGAACGCAGACCGACAATGCTGTTTACAGTACTGCTGTAGAGTCCGCCACCGTCATTGTCATCCCAATCCCCTGGGTTTCTTTCGTCGTTGTCGTATATATCTCCTAGGTCTGCGCCACCAAGAACCTCTTCATCGTCATCGTCAAGTCCAAGTCTCGAAACCTGTCTGCCACGCCTAGCAAGGGCTTCGCCAGCCTCGTCGCCTCTTAGTTCTGCTTCTGTATTTTCTCTGTCACCAAATGGTTCGTCCAAGAATTTCCTTGCCTCGAACATAAACTGAAGAGTTGACTTTTCGCGTTTTGTAAGTTTTCTTTCTTTTGCGATACTGCTCAGTTCCGCAATGACGTTGTCAAGTTCTTCTTGAGCATTGTCAACAAGTTCTCTTGTTAGTGGCGTTGAATCATCGGGAAATGCAATTGAAAAAACCCGTTCTGCTCCGTCGTATGCCGTATCAGCAAAATCACCATCAACGCCCGAAGAGTTGACAGCCTCTGCGATTGTGTCTGCCCACGCTCTTATCTTTTTCTTTGTTTGGGAAGTCGCCCTGTCTGGCCCACCGGTTGGCGCTGATGCAGGTTTTTGCGGTTTTGGCTTTTCTGGTGTTTTTGGAGCGGGTGCTCTGGGGGCCTCGGCAGCGGGCTTTGGCTTATCTCTTAGTTCCGCAAGTCTGAGCGCGCGCTCCCTTTTTTCGTCTTCCTTCATGGTTTCTTCCAGCAGAAAGTCGTTTAATTTTGTAATTGTATTTCTCCACCGAGGACTTGTTCTAGTTTCTTTTATGCTTTCAAGTTTTTTTTGATTTTCATTAAACCAGGCAAACTTCTCTTCAGTGCTCATTGTTTTCCAATTTTCTGGGAAAAGCCCAGCATCGATGTAGGGTTTCAACAAATCTACTTTTTTGCCATCAATTACTTTTTCATAAGAGATTTTTTGTTCGCCCTTTATTGTTGGAAACTCAAATGGCGCGTGTTGGAAATCTCCGGGCCAAACTTTTTTAATTACGCGCTTCTTTCCAGTATCCGCTCTTCTTTGTCCGGCTCGCGTATCAACTCCGCGCTGGAATCGTTGCCCCCTCTTGTCGGCCTCGTCGCGAGCCTTTCTAATTCTTTCCCCCCTGCGAACTCCTCCGGGAAGAATCGAAGAATTATCAAACGCTTCGTCTGCTTGCCTACCCTGTTCTTCTGACATATATCCAGAAGTTTGTTTATTAACACGAGACCAAGAACCATTTTTGATAAGTGAACTAAGTGCATCAAACGCAGTTTGACCCTTTTCTTGATTGCCTTTTTCGTTGGTCCTATGGCCACCTGTTTTTGCAAGTCCATCACTAATTTGCGGCCATACATCTTGGAGTTCTTTTAGCATTTTTTCATCAATATCGGGCAGGAAATCGGAAGTTTGCTTTGGTCTGGTAAAGCCAGTTTCCTGACCAAATTCGTTAATTTCCGGCTGTAGTTCTTGATAACGCTTTGCTGTCTTTATTGCTTTTCCAACTCTTCGCAATATGTGGTCTTCTGGCAATGCTTTGCCTTCGTCTGTGTCCAGGAAGTCGTCAATCATTCTGTCAAGGCGAGGCTTAAAGTATCGCGGGATAATGAAAGGAACAATATCTCTATTGTTTTTTTGTTTTTCAATTATGTACCACGGCGTTCCACCGCCAGCACGTTTTTTATTTTTCTTTTGTTCGTCTGTTGCTTTTCTTTTTTCTTTTTTGGGTGTTTCTGGTTTTTCTGTAGGAATGTATAGTCGCTCATCATCTGTGCTGGAGGCAAGCCCGCGACCTCGTCTTGAAGAAAGTGCGCCACGCTCAGGCTCAGCAAATCTCGTTGGGTCTGGCTGCTCCATCCAAGTGCCATCAAAAATCATTCCGTCGCCGTCAACGTCACGTCTTTTTCTTGGGTCAAGAACCCCCTCTATTCTGGCTAGCGCGGCCCTGCCGCGCCTAACTTTTCCCCCACCACCGGGAGTGAGCCCGCGACCAATTCTCCCCGCAAGTCCCTTGGTGGCAGTTTCCACCGCCTCATAGGCCTCATAGTCAAGCGGGGATGCAATAACTATGCCTTCCTCAGTAACGAACGTTTCTATTCTGTGATAATCAAAAACTGGGTCTAGGGCTTGCTTAGTTTCAAATGCATTCTCTATGCTGCACGGGATAACCCAGGCACTTTTCTCTTCGGTGTCGTCTCCAACAATTTCCTGAAGAGAGGAAATTATTCCTTTAAGTTTTCCAACAAACTCATCATTTTCTGATTTTGATGAATCGAACAATCCACTTTGAATATCAGAATCGCCATACTTAACTGGCACTGCCGGTTCTTGTGCGGAATACGGCTTTTGGGTGACGCCGGGGAAATTGGGAATTCTCGGCATTGGTTTGGGGCCAGCGCCAGGGCGCTGCATTGGTGGCATCGGCTTGTTAATCATCATCGGCATTCCAATTTTTTCTGGTTTGCCAAACATGTATTGTTCGCCGTCAAAATAATATCCAAGCCTGAACATTCCCTTGCCAGGCTTGAGGAACGTAACAGAACTTTCAGTCGCCTTCATTACCTTGACAGGGCCGCCAGTTCGCGATGCAAGTTCGTTCTGCAGCGCCACAAGCCTGTCGCCCTCAAGTGGTTGCGCAACACCTTGCAAAAATGGGTCTTGTGGTTGCTTGGGCTTTTCTTCGAGCATAATCACCCCCATGGGTGACATGCCGTGTCCCTTTTCTTCGCTCTTAACAGAAATGGTTCCAGTCAATTGATTTGCTCCGTGCAACACAGGGCTCAACTCGTAGAGTTCAACTTCTCGCAAAATATTGGCTTGTTTGGAATTGTCGTAAATTGCATCGAGTGTTTTGTATCCAATTGACCACTCTTGCTCTTCGCCAAAAAAGGCAACATTCGTAAACGCTTCTTTGCCCTTTTCGGAATTCAGGTTAAACTGAACTTTTGCGTACAAACCGCCAATTCCGGCTGCTTTCATTTTTGCAGGAAGTCTTGGGTCATTTGCCGGAACTTCGTAGATTTCCAAAACTTTGCCAATTGGGTCATTCCAATTGTGGCCCCAAACAACTCTTGGCTTTCGCCTCATAAGGCTCTTGGCAAAAGCGCCGGAAATAACAATGTCGCCAACAGAGTCCTTGTTGCCTATGCCCGCCACAAAGCACTCAACGATTCCCTGTGCTTCGTCAATGTTGAATTGACCGCTAGCGGCTTTAAATTGAATGTCCTGCATCACATTCCTTTACGACCTAGCAATGATAAACGAATATCGGTTTGTCTCAGTGAAAGTATTTCTGTAATTGGCATCTAAATACAGAAATTAGTTAGCAAATGCCCATGCGCGTCGCGCTTCCGTGATGGCCATTTCGTTAACCGTCTTCGCCAGTATGTTTGTGAAGATGCTCACGCAGTGCGCTTTGAAATGAATGTTTCTATTGTCTTCGTCTTTTACCGACAGGCTTGACACGTAAGCAGAATTTAGAGCAGAAAATGTAGAGACATTTACTTGTTTGAACCGCTCAATTTGTGCGTTTAGATGGGCAATGGCGTCAGAAGCATCAAGTGATTTTTCTGAAACTTCAAAACCGTCATTAATAATTGTTGAGAGAACAGGGCGAATGTCTTCCTCCATCTGTTTGTCCCAGATGTCCGTGTTGAAAACCGATTCAACTGAAAAATTTCCATTTGCTATTGCTTTTTTCGACCTAATCCCATTAATTTTTTCAATTGTTACGCGCTGTTGGCGCTCAATAACTCGCTCAAATGCTCTACTGAGAATTGAGGACCACCTCTGCAGGGAAATATTGTCCTCTTTGACCTCAATGGTGTCAATTGATTCTGCAGATGCCTGCTGTGCTGGCTGTAGTGCGGAATTTTGCATTTCTTGTGGTGGGGGTGGCATATCGGGCAATTGGCCCCCTGGCGCAACGCCCTGGGCGGCAAGAGAGCCAGCCATGGTGTTGGGGTCGAGTGGGCTTGGGATGTTGCCCTGCGCATCTGGCGCTCCAGGCATTGCGGGTTGCTCCCCTGGTGCTCCGGGCGGCATTCCGGGCGCTCCCGGCATTCCAGGCATCCCCGGCATCCCCGGCATTCCGGCTTGAGGCTGTTGTTCCATTTTCTTTTCGGTATTGGCAATTGGTGTCAGGTTGGGGTTCATCAAAAGCGAGTCAGCAAGGTCGCTTTCAACCTTTTTGCGGCTGGTTAGTTCTCTGTACTCATTTGTGCTTATCAATCCCATTTGAACTTCGTCCATGAAGTATCTGGACCGCTCCTGTTTGTACAAAATCAAAACAGGAACGTTTGAAATATCAAAATCAACGTAGTTAACATCGTCTAGTTCGTCAAAACCTCTAGCCAATAGGTCGAGGTGCGGAAGCATTGTTTCATTCCAGAACACTCGATGCTCTTCTGCGGCATTTGCAAACGTTCTTCCAGAAGCATTTCCAATAACTGATTCAGGAACGCCGAACGCAGCAAGAATTTCTTCTTTTTGAATTTGGCGCATTTGAACGTATGCGGCATCTCGTGGATTTGCCGAAGTATCGACGTAATCAACACCCTCATCGGAGGAAATGACCGTAGTGTTTCCTGCTCGACCAATATTTCCCCTGAACCTATTTCTGAGTTCATCCTTGTCGTCGTCGTCAATTTCTCCCTTGACGACAAGAATTCCGCCAGGTCGGCCATCATTGATTAAGTAATTCCTGTTATAAACTTTTGCCAAGTTTTCTATTTCTATCGCAATTCCAGCAGATTCCATTGGCGTTAGAGATAGATATGGGTCAAGCGGATGGGGTCTCCTAATCCAAAGAACATCTTCTTTCTTCATGATTACTTTGTCTCCATTTGGCATGGAAACTTCGTATCCAGAAACAAAAGTTTTTGCATGTGGTATTGGCGCCGTAAACTGTGGCGGAAGAAGACTCAAACCGATTAAACGACCATCCTTCCCCTTTACTTTTTCAATAAATGCCCCACGAGAACTCATCAACAACTGCGATGAGAGTCTGTATCTAAAAATAAAAGCATTTTCCGCGTCATTTGATTTTGTGTTGAATATGTCTATTAGCGGAGAGCGCAACGCTCTTCTTCCCGTAAGTACCTGACCATCTCTGGAATTATCTTTTCTCAAAATGATTGAGAGTCTGGCCTGATTGCCAGCAATTGCATCGATGCAGCGTTGCACCCACGTTATTTTTTGGAATCCCTCTCTATATGCCCGCTCTATGTCCCAAAGGTCGTGGTATGGCCTGCCAACTCTGCCCGGGTCCAGGTTTACGGGCGCGCCAGGGCCAAGCGCCTTAATCGCGCCATTTCCAAGAGATTTGTTTTTAAAAGAGTTCCAAGCCATTTTTTAGTTACTCAGCGCCCAATAGATAACCAAAGATTCCACAGGTAACTCCCGCAACGATAAATCCGACAGGCGGCGCTATTAAAAAGCCTCCTACTGCAGTAAACAGTATAAATGAAGACATCAAGATATTTGCGAAGGTAGGCCTTTTTGCAGACTTCTTTATAATTTCAACAAGTTTCTTCATGCTGTTATAAACTAGCGTACTTATTGGTCTACGATTGAATATGGCGGTTATCGGTGAGTGACTGGAACAAAATCCTTGAATACCTAGAACCCAAGGCGACCCTGTATTGCCCTGAGAAGCCGTCAATAAATCAAAAAGTTTTTCTAAGAACCTATTCGATTGAGGCTCTTTTTGGAGGGGCGGCAGGTGGTGGAAAAAGTTCCGCCCTGCTGATGGCGGCACTCCAATATGTTGATGTGCCAAATTATTCTGCAATTTTATTCAGAAGAACTTTTGCTGACTTATCGCTTCCCGGCGCATTGATGGACAGATTCAGAACATGGGTTAGCCAGTACGAAGATGTTCATTGGAACAACAATAGTTTTGTTGCAACATTTCCATCTGGTGCAAGAATTTCTTTTGGTTACCTCAACAATACTGGTGATTATTTGCGATATAAGGGTTCAGAATTCCAGTTCATTGGCATGGACGAGGTGACCGAAATTAGGGAAAGTGACTATCGATATCTCTTTTCTCGTCTTCGCCGACCTGCAAATGGACCGCTTTCAAAGGTCCCCCTACGAATGCGCTGCGCATCAAACCCTGCCCCAAACTGGGTTAGGCAAAGATTCATTGTTGAGGGCAAGGAAAAGGGAAGAATTTTTGTTCCCTCCAAATTGACTGATAACCCAGGTATTGATGCGATTTCATACCGCCAAGCCCTTTCGGCTCTTGACCCAGTCGAAAGAAGGAGACTGGAAGAGGGAGACTGGTGGTCCACGACCCTTGGAACCATGTTTGATAGAACATCAGTTATTATAATAGATAATGACGAAATACCCGTAACCACGTCGTCTGCAAGGGTCGTTCGTTTTTGGGACTTGGCAGCCACAGAGCCAAATCAGGCGACCCCAGACCCCGACTGGACGGTCGGAACACTAATGATGTTTGACCAAGGCGTTGCCTATGTCTTGGATGTTAGGAAAAAACGTATTAAAGCCGACAAAGTTGAGCAATTTATAGCGCAAACAGCATACGAAGATGGGGTTACCGTGCCCATACGAATGGAGCAGGAGCCCGGCTCATCGGGCAAGGCAGTTATTGACCAGTTCGCCAGATATGTGCTTCCTGGTTTTGATTTTGGGGCAAATCGGTCTACTGGGGACAAAATAACCAGAGCAAGACCATTTTCCGCAGCAATGGCCAATGGCAACGTAAAGGTCGTGCGTGGTGCGTGGTTGAGCGATTGGCTTGATGAACTGTCATCTTTTCCGGAGGCGGCACCACACGATGACCAGGTTGACTCGGCCACTGGCGCTTTCAATTATTTAACTGGCTTGGGGTTGCCACAAAGAAGGAAAGTCAGTATTGTGGTGTAAGTTAAAAACTCACTACTACTGGAGAAAATGATGCTACTTGATGTGTCCGTATTTGAAAAATGGCGCAGTGACCTAATGGAAATTGATTTGCTTCTTGATGAATACATCAAAACGACACCAGATGTTGCTGAAGCAGCAGAAATGCTTACTCAACTAAACATGGTAAAACGCGACTTGGGGGTCATCTACGACTCTTTTGCTGGCAAGGTTGGCTCAATCATGGGCAATCGCGGAATGGTCGAAACTCAATCGGGTGCAACCGTTGAAAAGAAGGGCGCAACCGAGCGAAAGAAGTGGGACCACCCCAAACTTGCAAATCGCGTTGCCGAACGACTCAACGAAATGTCAGTTGATATTGATACTGGCGAACGCATGATGACGGCAACTCAAATGGTTGAAAAATTACTTGACTACGCCGCCGTTTCGTATTGGCGAGTCGGCAAGTTGGGTGAACTTGGAATCAATCCAGACCTGTATTGTGAACAGGGAGAACACAAAACCAGCATCATTGTTCGATTGGGGGACAAAAACAAATGAGCGACATGTACAACAGATTGTCCGAGCCATTTCCGCAAGAAATGGAAAAGATGATTAACAAGGGTGGGGTTAACCTCACGTACATTCCAGTCAGCGAAGTCATTACACGCTTAAACAAAGTGTTCGGTGTTGACAAGTGGTCATATACGGTTCAAAAATGTGAGCGTGATGCAATTGACCCAGATTTTGTAATTGCGCACGTTCGGATTGAATACTTTGTTAGCGAATTTTCAACCATCGTCCGCGATGGAATCGGTGGGCAGAAAATTAAGCGCACAAAGGCTGGCCAAATTCTTGACCTTGGTGACGAGTTCAAGGGCGCCATTTCTGATGCCCTGAAAAAGGCTGCGCAGGCATTTGGTGTCGGTCTATACCTTGCCCGTAGCGAAGATGCGATTGAAATTGAGCAAGCGATTGATGCTGCAAATGTTCCGCTTTCAGAACACGAACAAAAGTGGGAAAACTTTAAAGAAGTATCCAAAACCTTAGACAAAGATGGTCGCGAACAACTTGGTGTTTTTTGGAAGCAAAACCACGGCGATAAACCAAAGCCGACATCACACAGTCAGGTGACCACCGAAGAATTGGATGCGCTATTGGCAGAAACAGTTCGCATTCAGTTCGGTGGAACACATGTCGCCCAGTGAAAATGAATTAAAGCCACCACCACATCTATCGCCGTCATCGCTATCGACATTTGAGCAATGTCCTCTTAAATTTAAATTCAACAAAATAGACCTAATTCCAGATAGGCCAGGCAAAGAAGCCCTTATGGGCAACTTTGTCCATGACGTGCTTGAAAATTTATACAAGTTGCCATGGATGGAACGCACTCTTGATGCGGCCAGGGGCATAGCCAGAGAGTATTGGCATTCAACGTGGTCTGAACCCGTATCTTCGCTTTTGCGTAGAGATGAGGAAATACGACAATTCCGTTGGCAGGCATGGTTCTGTATAGAGAATTTGTGGCAGGTTGAAGACCCACAATCAGTTCACCCTGTTGGTCTAGAAAGCGAACTAAATCATTCTCTTGGCGGTGTGGTTCTTAAGGGCTACATAGACCGTTACACAAAGGCAGATGGCGGTGATGGCGGTTTGGTTATTTCTGATTACAAAACTGGCAAAACTCCGAAAAAAGAATGGCTGTCTGACAAATTTGAGCAATTGCGCATATACGCGGCGATTATGCAGGAAGTTCAGATTTTTCCCGTGTCGCACCTTGAACTTATTTATCTAAAAGACGGCGTAAAATTCACGGAAGCCGTAACCGCTGAGTCTCTGGAATCAACTGTCAGCAGAATCCACAACATTAAACAAATGGTTGATGAGCGTTGCGAAACTGGAATATTTGAACCTGTAAAATCTAGACTGTGTGATTGGTGTTCGTATAAGAATATTTGTCCAGCATGGGGTAACTAATTATGTATATTTCCGATGACGAATTTGCTCGCCTTGTATCAGAAGATGTAAAAAATAAAGTTTCATCCAGACAGCGCCAGGTGTTGCTAGACCCACAAAATTGGAATCGCTGGAAACGAGCACTTGTAATGTTGGTTGAAAATCTTGATGAGCAAATTGAAAACATCGATGATGACCAGCGTGCTGATGCAGAGCGTTTTGGCTCAATGGGTCGGGATGGGGAAGTTTTATTGCAAGAGTCAAATTTTGCCTACAGGACTCGCAAAACAAAAATAGAACGGTTCAGGTTTCATGTAAACAGGAGACTTGATGATGTTATGAAGGTAATCGAAACCGGAGTATCAGAACATGTAAACAAAGATGTTCTCACGGTTAGCAGCGACGCAAATTTTTACAGAAAAGCAATTGCGAAGCATCGCGCGTTGCTGGAGGAATATGACCTGGAAGCAACAGAGATAGACAGGGCTCTATGGCGAACCTTAGACAATGAATGGGCTTTTGAAGAAATTACCGGAAATAATATTTAATGCGTTATCGCAGCAAGAAAAAAGAAGAGGAATACAAACTTCGACGGCCACTTGTTGTCAAGATGCTTGAAAAGTATCCATATTGTCAAGCGTGCGGTGTTTTTGCAAAGCACGACGGAAAAGTCACATATCAACAAAATCCCTCTCAGGACATACATGAATTGGTTAGGCGCTCTCAGGGTGGCTCAATACTTGACGAGTCAAACCTCTTGGCGGTTTGCAGGAGTTGCCACAACAGAATTGGCAGATACCCGCAGTTGGCTTTTGATTTGGGACTATCCAGGCATCACTGGGAGGAACGATTGCCAGACTAATCTTTTGCCATGGTTAGCACGGCAGAAATTGAACACCCAAAATTCATGGGCCTTGATTTATCACTAACTTCGACTGGCGTAAGTGTTAATGGGGAAACTTTTTCCATTAGGCCCAAAACACGCGGTGTAGAGCGCCTAATTGAAATATCAGACAAAATTGTAACTTTGGCCATAAATGTTCAGCCAGTGGCAGCAATTATTGAGGGATATTCGTTTGGGTCAAAATTTTCACGGGCTCACTCTTTGGGGGAGTTGGGTGGCGTTGTTAAGTCAGACCTTCATAGGGCTGGTTTTATTGCCATAGAGGTCCCCCCAAAA